CTTGAGCAGCTGCCAATTGCATCTGAGCCATCTGTTGCTCTTGTTGAGCCTTCTGAGCATCTGGATTAGGCTGTGACATCTGATCCAAAGCCTTCATCAATTCACCACGGTTAGACAGAGAACTGTTCTGCAAGATGCCTTTAAGGATCAAGGGCAGTACTGGTGTGTTAGGGCCTAGTGTCTGTAACAAACCAATCATCTGTTGCTGTTCAAACTCTCGTGCCAAGATACCCAAAGTAGCTGTAGGCACAAAAGTCATGTCAACTGTAGGATAACGCTCACTGTCAAACTGCATATAACGGAAGGCAGCCTTGTTAATGAACGGGATCATGAAGTCTTCTTGGAAGTTACTCAAGGTACGTTTGTACTTCTTGATGATACCTGCCATAGCCATGGACATACCACCAGCGCCTGCATCACGAGGAACGTTAGACGGCATACCTGCGCTGTCAACTGTGCCTGTAGCTTGCAACAACATACGCTCAAAGTTCTGCGCTGCAACTGCTGAGCTACCATCAGTCTGACCAAACTTGAATGGATACAAGATCTCAGAAGGTGAACCATTGGTCAAGATAGCCTTACCGGGCTTAATCTCAAACTTAGCACCACGAGGCAGACGTGTAGCATCCATGGCAATCATAGGAGCTGTTGTCAAAGCCATTGAGTCCATCTGAGCACGTAGTTGACCATCAATAGCTTTCTGCATATTGTAGGCCTTCTCCATCGTACCTCGACCCCAGAAACGTCCGGGGACTGTATCGTCTTGGTAAGCAATGACTGGACGATCCTTCATCATGTAAGGATTTGCCTCAGCCTTCAAGAGGACTGCATCATTAGCAATAACTACAATAGCTTCTACCAAGTCTGAATGTTCATCAGCTACGGAGTCATCTGGGAACAGGTCTGCAACCTCTCCGTTGCCCTCTTCCAAGCCTTCCAAATACTCACGAGGAACTAAACCGTAGTATGTAAGAAGTTTAACCTTGTCATCTTCAAAGTTACGGAGATCCTGTGTTGGCTCTAAGTCTGAATCATCAAACTGAGGATTGATGTCTACTTTCTTATAAATGCCACTTTCAATACCTGCAACCACCTTGTGAATGGATACGTACTTCTCGATAGCAACGCCCAAAGCATCGTCCACGGAATCAGCATTAGGATCAATAAGGAAGTTCTTAGGATTGACAGGCTTGATCTTAACTGCAACACGGTCTTTCTCTTGAACTCCAATAGCTGCAGCCCCCGAAATACCGGGAATGGCTTGAGTAGCTGGTACGTACTCTTTTTCAGACTTAACAATAATCTCGCCAATACCTGTACCATAAATCTCAGCCATCAACTCAATGTGATCAATGGACTTCTTAATCTTGTCTTTCTTAAAGTCCTCATGCAGTTGAAGCTTAATCTTCTCCACATCAAAAGGACTACCATCTACATCATTGATGTCGTCTTCAATGTCAAAGAATTCTCCCTGACCAAAGATAGCTTCCATAATCTCAGCATGACGAGTCTCCACAGCTTGCTGAGAAGCTGGAGAGATAATACGTGAACGCTCAGACTCACGTTGCTTATCCTCAGCAGCCCACTGACCACGGAAGATACGCTCATACTCTTGCCAAGCAACCATGTAGTTGGCATCACGGTGATCACGCCAACGCTCAGTATGGTCTACAATCCAAGAGGTTAGTTCTCTCTCAGCCTGCGTAGGTTCCTCGAAGGGACTATCTTTGCTCATCTCATCCATATTACATATCCTTTGTTGTATCGTCTTCAGCAATGTCTACAATCTCAACTTTGCTGGATGTTATTGGGCCACCTACTAACCACGCACTGCAAGTCCTATCAGCTGCACACTTGAAGTCAAAGAGCTCACAGAAGCCTAGCTTAGCTGAATCTACTACATCTTGAGCGAAACTATCCTTCTCAGCATCTATCCCAGAACGGATACACTCCATCATCTCAGGAGTCTGGATAAAGGCTGAGCAGTTACCACAGCGCATTGACTTGGCTTGAGCTACACTTGTTTGCCACTCATTAGCTTTATCGTTCCAGAAAGATCCGTTAGAAAGCTCAGGGTTAGCTGGGCCATAACCTACGTTCTTAAACGCCCAGTCACGCTTCTTTAAGTTCTCTTTAACGTCTTGTGTTTCAATTGGACACTGCATCTTTGTTACCATTTCACCTTGTTAGCCCAGTAGGCCGCTGACATCTTACCTTTGGCAATATTCTTAGCGTGACGAGCTTTAAAGGATTCATTACGAGCTGAACCATCTGGACTACCTGTAACACCTTGCTGTCCGAACCTGATAGTCTTAACTTGATCTCCTTCTTTAGCCACCACTACGTGACTCTTAGTAGGATGATTAGGTGTCTTCTTAGGCTTATTAAAACCACTTACACCAGCTCTATCAAGTCTAGAATCTTTCATGTTACTTACCTTTAGGTTTCTTAGTCTTAGCTGTCTTAGCTGAGTTAACAAAGTCCATCTTAGAAGGCGCAGCTTTAGAGCCGGGCTTATTCATCTTCTCACCTGAACCTGCAGCTATACGCTTACGTTTAGCATTAATATTGGCATACAAACCATTAGGCATAATATCTCCTTAGTAACCACTTATAGGGTCTAAAACTTCGTACTCATCTTCTTCGTAATCAGCATTGTATGAAGCTATGGCAAGTTGATCAATGTAACTGAGAGCATCTACCAAGTCATCATGTACACCAGCTGTGGGAAACATAACTAACTGATCTCTGAACTCACCCCAGTCCTCATCCTCATTGAAGGTAATCCTTCCGTGCTCTAAGCGACCTTGTAAGCTCCAGACAACCCTATCAGTTTTCTTCTTGTTACCGTGAGTTAAGTCCTGTATGTGCGCATAGATGTTATTCTTCCTCATCAAGTCATTCAGGTATGGCAACACAGCATTCTTCAATGCTCCTCGCTCAATACCTATGCTTGTAGGTTGAAAATCTCTGATAACCTTCAAGATGTTAACTGCAGTCTCTCTGATGTCCCACCTACCGTGCTGGATCTTGTGTACCCACCAGTTACCGTTATCCTCTAACTTAACAACTGCAATAGCTGTCTCGTCTAGCCTCTTCTTAGAAGCCCCTGCATTCTTACCAACCTCTTCAAAACCTGCTAAGTCAATAGCTACAATGTAACTACCGTACTGAGGTTCTTCAGCTAACTTAAACCATTCCTCTTTAAAGACATCAGCACCTGCTGTATCAAAACTAGACAAATACTCTTGCTTGAATGCAAAGGAACTCAATGTACGCTTTGCAGCCTCAATCTCTTTAGGATCAATAGTCTCGTTATCCTGCGTTGTGAAGTGCCATGACTTCCATTCTTCGTCTTGGTTGTCCTGTCCTAGATTGAAAGTATCGTAGAACCAGTTACGACCTGAAGGAGTGCTAATGAATAAAGCCCTACCCTTCTTATCTGACAGTGAAGCTCGAATGATCTTCTGCCATACATCTTCCTTGATAAAGGCACATTCGTCCATTACTACGTAGACTAACGACACACCTCGCAAAGAGTCAGGATTATCCGCTCCTCGTACTAAGATCTTCTTACCGTTGATCAAAGTAATCTCTAAGTTATTCACATGGCTTGACTTAATAACAGGTCTACCTAGCTCATGCAATAAGTCCCACATAATCGTTCTAGCTTGTCCTAGGGTAGGTGCTATGTACATCACAGCTGACCCATCTGGGCAGTTAAGACCTTCAATCAGTAACGATACTGCTGACAATCTAGACTTACCACACCTTCGACCTGCAGCGACTACTTTAAAGCGAGTGGTGTCTTTAAAGACACTCTGCTGCCACTTAAGCAGTTGGAAGTTTAACTGTGTCATACATCTATCACTTCATCGCTAGTAGACACAATTGGACTGTTTAAGCCTGAGATATTAATACTGATCTGAGGCATACTACCACCACTCTTAGCTGTATCAAACACAGATGCTGGTAAGATCCTATCCATAGCTAACTTGATAGCTGCCATCTGTCCGGGATGTTCATCATCTAAGGCTATCTGGATCATCTTATCAAG